TTCCTGCGGTACTACGGGGCCTTCGATTGATAATGATGCTTGAGTTGTTTTAATTTTCATAATCATTTTATTACTCCAAACTCTCTAAAATTAGATTCCATCCTCAGCCCTAAATTTATTGACCAATCCCAAAAGATGATATTCAGTGCTTAACCCGTGCCTCATCAAGAATGATTTAACGCCCATGCCATGCAGACCTAGGCCAGCAACGGTATGATGATCTTCACATAATCCCGCCGTCATAAAGTGGCTTCTTTCCTCGCTACCTTGAGCGATGTGGTGAACCTGGCACGGGACTATATCGCCTGTTGCTTCTCGGCAAATCACGCATCCAATAGATGCAACAATTGCCTTATGTTTATCCTCGGCTTTACTCATAAAAATCATTGAATTTAACGTTATTCTTTGCGCCAAAAGCATACATCAACTCTATAACATCGCTCATTTCAGAAATTGTCATAGAACTTGTTGATTGCCCTAGTGCAACAAATCCACCATCTATCCCGGGTACTACATCCATCTTTTTTAATGCCGCAGTGAACACATCTTTCCAATCTTCCGATGTTAGTTTTCTTCCGTACCAATCAACCTGACATGATATTTCGCCAAGCATAGCCCACATCTTAGCATTCTGATCTAGGCTTCTAGTTCTTTTTCTTATCTCACAAACATAATCCTCCGGCGCTTGTCTAATCATGTCACACGCCAAACTCTTACGCGCCCGGTCAATCAGAAACACTATCTGCTTACCCATGACATTCTGTGTAACATTTCATAGCATGATCGACAGCCTCTTCCTTATTGATAGCCCCCCAATTCACTCGCTTGCTTGATGCTTGAATGTAGTTTAGCCATAACTTTTTTCTGTTAAATCCCGTTGACTCAGAGAATGATCCTAGGCCATCAATGAACTTCTTTTCATGACTCGTATAATGATGTTTAAGTCTCTTCTCTTTTTTTACTTTCGTTTCTTCGCTCATTTTCTACCCCATTTATCAATGGTTTGTTTGCTAAGACCAGTGCAACCTTCGATCTCAAGCCATCCTTCGACAGATAAATTATCTGGTAGCGATGTAAGACCAGTGCAGCCGCTGAGGTCAAGCCATCCTTCGACAGATAAACTATCTGGTGTTACTCCATATTTTGCTAATATTTTCCAGTCTTTATCATTCATTTTATCTCCTTAGTTATTGCAGATTGTAAATATTCCAAAGCATGAGGATAAAATTCACGTCTAGCTTTAATCCAATTATCAGGCTTAACGATTACTGTATTTTTAGTTGCGCCTACAATTTTTCCAAAGCACGGCCCGTCCCACATGTTGAATCTAACTCTTCCGCCGCGTTTAGCAGGGACATTAAACGTTTCTCTTATGTGTTTAAGAGTCATTTCGTAACCCACAAAATTACGATCATAAGCGCAATACATAAAACTGTGCGGCCTATATGGAACTGATTTAAGTTATTTAACATTCTCGCTCGCACTAATTATTTCTGATGATTTATCAATACACCCAGCGTTGTAAGCCATTATTATTGCATTTTTAACCCAAGACAAATCTCTGCAAAAACTAACATCCTCCGGCTCCATTGCGTCAGACTCAAGAAAAATAGTTTTTCCATTGTGAGTTAATCGCAAGTAATTAGCATCTTCTTTACCGCACCCATTATCTGATGCACTTTCTTTTTCTACGTCACTTAAATCTTCATAAGTTTGAATTTCAATATTTAACATTTCAACTCTCCATTAAGTACAATTATGCCACGCAACAACTTGTTTTTATTGCTTACTTTGATGTTTATTTTCTATTACTAAGTACATTTTATATTTTTATTAAGTATCATTTTCTACTTGTATGCTGCAAGATCCATGCAGCTATATTGACCTATTTCTTGCATAACCTGCCGCGCATGTCTAGTCAATATTTTTTCATCCGTTATATATTGCAACTGCATACAAAACGAGTTTTCCCATTCAGATGTTATAATTGCAAGCGCATTAAAAAATTCGGCTTGTTGAACTGAACTCATGTCAGCGAACTCCTTTGCAAGCTCTTCTGGCGTAATATCTAATTTTACCGTTACATTTCTTTCTATCATTTTCATTTCTCCTAATCAAGACCAAATCATAAACTACAAGTTTACGTTATGCAAGCTATTTCGCTATTAATTTAAATCTTCTTTGAGCGTTTCATTCACCCCGTAATTTAATCTCTTCAGCGATGCTGAAATAGCATACGCTGGCCGCTTCGTAATTGTCACGCAATTGTTGCGTTTTTAAATTGCCCAAGTATTTCAGCTAATTTTTTCCTTGCTTCTTCTTTCGTTGTTGTAGTTTTGCCTGGGGCAGGTAGTTCAATTTTACGTTCAGGAACTTCATTAGGTAGCTTGCCTTCAGATATTAACTCTCTCGTTCGGTCTAGGGCACTTTTCCAGCGTCCTTTTATATTTTGGTAGGGCTGGGTACTAAGATCATTTCCAAGCCCTACAGCGGCATGATATACGGCTGCATTTGTCCACTTATCTTGATTGTCTCTACGCTTTCGCATTTGCTCAACGGCTTCGTAGAATAAACACTCATAACTTAACTCAGGTCTGCACGCCTTAAAGAACTCTGCAAAAGACGGTGGCCAGTCGTATAACCTTCTGCACGACTTTATCCCTTCTTTGATTTCTTGCGGTGTTAATTTTTCCTCAACAATGGCCTCAGACCACGCATCGCGCCAGTTCTTTATTGATGAGTCGTTTGAAAAAGCAGCGCGCCATTTGCCGACGTATATTCCATCAAGTCTATTAAATAAATGATCTATGGGCGCTATTCCGCCAAATGCGACATGCTCAGTTTGCCAGAACGAAGCGTTATTGAATGTCGATAATTCTGCTTGATTCATCTTCCCCCCTTATTCTTTTTCTATTGACGTAAGCAACTGGATCGAACTTCTCATTTTTACTATTTGATGAATTGTTTTTTATTGGGTAGACATCCTTCCAACTTGACCGGATTGATTGATTAACAACATCGCATGGATCGTGCCCGTGAGATTTCAACTTATTAAGTTCTGTAATTAAAGATTTAATCGCTTGAGGTGAATTAATTGCCTTTGCTTTTTTACGGATAGTTAAAAATGAATCCCACAATTCTTGTGGCACTAAATCCTGAGTTGGTAATTCTTCTGAAACGGTTTTCTTTTTATCTTTTTCTTTTAATATTGGTTGATGGTTGATGGTTGATGGTTGATGGTTAGTTAAATTCTGTTGAACACCTGTTGAACACCTGTTGAATTCTTTTGAATTCTGCTGAACAATTAATAATTTTAACTTTCTTGCTGCCGCACTAGCCTTGCCTGCTTTAGCCTTAGCACTTGTATTTGCGTTATATTTGGTTATTTCAACATCGCATCTATCATGATAAAAACCATCATCACATTTAATAAAAAACTCTGTTAAAACTACCTTTAACGCTTTTTTTTCTTCTTCATTAACGCACAATAGTTTCCTTTCTAATTTATCTAAATTAAGAGTTAACATTTGTTCTTTGTCGTAATAGAGTTCTATTGCATCTCTGTACACGCTCCGTTCAACACGTGTTAGATGTCGAGTTGCGTTATTAAAATCACTGATATGATGTGGGTAATGCCTCATACGAATCCTTTAGACAGCACACTATAAAATGGTGACGATTCAGGATGTGGCGCTAGGACGCACCGAAGCAAGAAAACATTAAATAATGCGCTGTCTGAAAGATTCATACTTTTTTATCCTTGGCTCGTCACAGCCGATTTATTGCCTGTTAATTATACCACGCCACTAAAAAGTAGGCATATACAAATTACATAAGATATGCCCACTTTTAAACCGCTACAACCTAGCAGGCATCACAACAATAGTTAATCTACCATCGTGAAACTTGATTCTATCTTTCGTGTCTGGGAAGCCGAAAGTAATCTTACCAACGCTTGAGATATCAATAGCCTTTTTAAGCAACGACACGTCAAAACTGATTGTTAAGTCGTCGCCTTCGCAGTCGAGATCAGCTACCATTTCAGAATCTTGTGATGATACTTGCATAATTGCGCCGGTCTTCTCAAGCCTGACATAACGCCCTAACTTTTGCGCTATAGTTATTGATTGCTTAAATTCTCCAGCTTCAATAGTTAATGATTGAGGCGTATCAAATCCGAGAATGCGGTCAATCTTTGGAAAGTTACCATCTATCAAACGGCTGATCAAAATAGACCCATCACTAAACACGACTTCGATAGACCGTCGACCGTTTATGCTGATAAATTCAGAGTCGGATTGAGCGCAAATATTAGCAACCTCGAAAGGCATGATAATATCAAAATCATCTATCTCTAATTCGGTTTTTTGAGTTGCTATGATAGCGCCATCAGAGCCAGATGCGCGTATATGATCTCCGTTAGAAATTAGACTAACGCCACGCAAGTATTCGCGCATGTATTGCGGATTTACGCAAGTATGCACACTGCCTATCACCTCACGCAGATTAACGCTTACACGCCTATCCTCAAGACGTTCAAGTAGTGGAAAGTCTTCGCCATTTAATGCGATAAACTTAAACTTAGACTTCCCGCTTTGAGTGGATACCGCGCCATCTTTGCTAGTTATAGAAACGATATCTTGCGAAGCTGAAAGCATAATCCCGAACTTGTCAGAAGGTAGGCATAAATCGAAGCTGTCAGTTCCTTCACATTCTCCAGTGGCTTCGATTTGATAGACTGAGTTCTGGCCTATCAATCTAAAAATACCGTCGTTAGCAATGAATCTAACCGTTTTGAATACGTTTATTATTGATTTGCTATCTACCGAACTTTTGACTTTATTGTGTGCGTTTAGTAAGTCTTTTTTATTAAATTTCATTTTCTACCCCATCAAACATGTCGTCAATAATATCTGCCTCGTTGACAGATTCCATATTTTGTATCGCTTGTTTAAAATAAGATTTTTTTAGCTCGAACCCTACGCCTTTTCTACCTAATTTAGTTGGAATATAAACTTCAGAACCTACCCCCATAAATGGCGTTAAAACAGTTTCTCCAGGGTTAGAATATAAAACTGTAAGCCTTTCGATTACGTCCAACTGGAGAGGATGTACATGCTTTTCGTCGTCGCTATCTCTAGCAGCTTTAAAAGGCAGAACTCTTTCAATTCTGATGTCATCCCAAAAACATGATGCGTAGTTTCTCCATATCCAATGAGAGTACCTATTTTCTGTTTGTTTTCCTGTCCAGTTTTTGTAAGAGTAAAGCTCGCTAGGTATTTCTCTTCTGCCTGCGTAATTCTGCAACCCTGTTGGATTAGTTACAGGTACTTCATTTTTTCCAGAATTACGGAAAACAAGAACATAATCACCGCCAGCATTAGCGCTCAATGTAGCATCTTGAACTATTGTTTGATGTGCTAAGTTTTTCATCATAGTTCTGTTACGAACTGCTAACGGCTCTTTCCATATCGCGTAACGGTCTTTAAAATGAAAGCCTAGTTTCTCATGCAAACGGATAATATCGCCCTGGAAATCAATTAAATGATCGCACCCAGAATTGCCGCTAGGAATATCCATACAATGTACTGCCGTCAATCTACCCGGCTTTGTAATCCTTGCCAGCTCTTTAACAACGAACTCATAATGATCAAAAAATCCTTTGTAATCGTTGTTATTTGATAAGTCTCTTTCATCGCTAGAATAATGGTAAAGACCGCCAAATGGAGGAGAATACATAGACAGATCAACCGAATCATCTGTCATGTTTTTCATTCCATCAACGCAATCCATATTGTAAATCGCATATTCATCTGTTATTACTTCGCTTATTTCAACCATAATGGTAACCCTATTTTTTTAGTTGTTCTAACTTGTTTATCAATTGATAATGATCTATTCATCTCATTAACTAAGTTTGCAAACATCTTTTCTGCTTGCGTTGATTTTCTTTGTAAATTTCTCAATACGCCTTTTTCTCCTTCTGTTGTTACGATATCAACATGCACTGGGTTCTTTTGTCCAAATCTCCACGACCTTCTTACACCCTGATAATATTGCTCATAAGAGTGGGAAGGGAAAAAAGTTTGATGTGAGCAGTGCTGAAAATTTAAACCTAATGCGCCTATCTTTGGTTTGGTAATTAGAATTCTTGCTTTACCTTCAGAAAAAGTTATCATCTTTTCTTCTTTTGCCGCGTCGCTATCTTTCCCGGATACTTGGATTGCATCAGGAATTAAGTTTTCTAATTTATCCCCCTCGGTATTTAAATGACACCAAACTAATGCAGGTTTCCCTGTGTCATTGACTAGCTCAGCAACTTTTTCGCATCGTTCTTGAATTGTTCTTCGTCGCTCTTCTCTTTGCTCTTTTAGCCCGATTGCTGGCATCGCGAACAAACAACCTTCTGGCAATGTATTTGCTTCGATTAAATGCTCTGTTTCTGTTAAAACAGGAAGTACAAATCTTGAGTCATCGAAACCTAAATCAGATGGCTTTCTAACAGCTAAAGCCCATGAGCATACCCATCGCCAAAACTGCATTTCTGCATGCCCTTTAAATCGCCATGTTGCGCCTCTATTAACCTGGTTTAGTGCATGACTGCCTTTTAATGATGAATTGTTCTGATCGTTCTTAAAGAACCGATTAAGCATATCCATATACCCAAGATATCCTAATGCTTCGGAACTTGTACCAAGCTCAATAAAATCATTAGGCGCTGCGGTTGCTGTCATTAATAAACGATACGGCATTTTCTTCATGAAGTCAGTAATTCTGGTTTTTGTTTGTCCATCAAACGACTTTAAAATTGACGACTCATCACAAACCAATCCGACAAAATCATTAGGATTAAATTTATGAAGTTGTTCATAGTTGGTTATTGTAATTCCTTTGTAAACAGTTCCATCATTAGACCTTTTTGATTCTATTCCGAACTTCTCTGATTCCTTTATTGTCTGTTGAGATACCGCTAAAGGTGTTAGTATCAAGACGTTTTTATTTGTTTTTCTTACTATGTTTTCAGCCCATACCAATTGCATCGGAGTTTTGCCCAAACCGCAATCAGCGAAGTTTGCAAACCGACCTTTTAATATTGTTTTAGTAACCATGAATGATTGAAAATCAAATAAAAAGTCAGGCATAAAAACAGGATCGAACCCGTCCATACTTCCTAGGTGAGTTTTTGAATCTAAAAAATCATCGTAATCTGACATATTAATTGACCTTAAAGTACTCTGTTAGCTTTCTTAATGTTTCTTCCCGTGGATTGCACTCGCCTCGTTTTATTAGGATGATAGTTCCTAACGCTACTCCAGTAGCTTCATGTATCGAACTATTCCGCCTATCTTTCATAAGCTCTTTAAGTTGCTCTGAGTCGTATAATTTACAGTTCATTTAACCTCCTTTTTGTATGTTTAAATGAGCGTTAAGAATATCATGTTATTTTTATAACGCAAAGAAATATATTTTTTATTTGTTTTTTTATGAATTTTTGGCAAAAAAAAGACTCTATATTCAGAGTCTCTTTATAGTTATGGAAGTTATTATTCTTTGTGCTTATGTTTTTCCTGCGGCGTAAAAAACTTGCCGCAATCTTTGCACTTTTTTTGCTTAATCCCTGCCTTACGCTGTACTTCCGCCCATTCGTGCCAAGCAAGATAACCTTTTGGCGGCAAATCGCCTGGCTTGAATTTTGGCTGAATCAATAAGTGGATTAACTTACTCATCAAACGCCCATCCTGAGCAGTCGTCTATATCAACACGCAGTTGATAACCGATACATGCGCTATGGTCAAGTGTCAGCCATATGTCACCCATTCTGCTACACCCTATACATCTATAGCGCAAACCATTGTAATAACACAACAGCTTATTGCCATAAATGTAGTCCCATTCCTTGTATGCTGCTGGCTTTCTGTAGTGCTCAAACCACTCTTTAACCTTAACAATCACATCAGATGTGACGTTAAGCTCATCGTCCAACCAATCATCTATATGCGTCATTTTTACTCATCCAAGAATTCTATATCAATCCATATTTTATGTTCATTCCCCCATCGCTCAGGCTTTCTACACAAACAGAAATTCCCGTTGTTAGAGACGTATTCACCTGAGTGCGGCTGCCTTGTTAGTCCGGTGTTTATCAGCGTTATTGTTTCGCGCAACATCGCGGTACAATCTTTTTGTCTCACAATGATTTGAGGCGTGATAGGAAATACAGTTGTTGCAGTAAGAATAAATCCATCTTCGCCTAAGTAATTCTCGCCGCCTGTAGTTCGCCTATGGGCTACAAATTCCCAGCCATCAGGGATATCGATTTCGCACATTGTTTTAGTCATTATTCCCCCTTATTAGCTTTTTCAGCAGCGTCTAAAATTTGTTTGATTGATTGTAGTGCTGTGTTTCTGTCTTCGACTGTTGCGAACTCGTAAGAGTACTCGTGCATGAATATAGATCGAGCTACCCAGCTATCTTCTCTATTAGACTTCACAGGACACGGAATATCAGCAATTACAATACCCATATTTTTGCCTGAGCATTCGATGCTGAAAGTTTGCTTTTTGGTTGGTTTTTTCCATGTTATATCTTGAGAAGGAAGCCAGGAGCCATAGTAGATTTTTAACGTGCCATCTCGCGTTTCTTCTGCAAAACATTTGTTCATCGCAACAATGACAGTATTATTGCGATAAAGCACGTCCCCAACAAATACCGGCTTATCTTCGATTATGCAGACCGCTAAATTGTAGTCTGATGCTGCCTTCATAAGATCGGGGTGGCCGACTCTCATAAGATGACCCTTATATTTAACACACTCCCACTCTCTACCCTCAAGTGCCGTACCTTTGCACATATCATGGACGCGGCCCCA